ATGCCGACACACGCCCAGTTGCGCGCCATCATCGCCGCCGATCCGCTGCGCATGCGCTGCCTTGCCCACGTCAGGGCGCTCGCCTTGCCGGATTGCTGGGTGGCCGCCGGATTCGTGCGCAGCGCGGTATGGGATCACCTGCATCGGCGTGGCCGCAGCGCCTTGCCGGCGGACATCGACGTCATCTGGTTCGACCAGGCTCGCTGCGACGCGGCGGTGGACGCCGAGATCGAAGCGAGATTGCGCCGTGCCGACGCCTCGCTCGAGTGGTCGGTGAAGAACCAGGCGCGCATGCATCTGCACAACGGCGATCGGCCCTATAGGACCGCAGCAGACGCGATGTGCCATTGGCCGGAAACGGCCACGGCCATCGGGGTCAGGCTGAGCGAGGAAGGCGAGATCGAGGTCGCCGCCCCCCTGGGTCTGGACGACCTTTTCGCGCTGATCGTCCGTCCCACCGCGGCCTTTCGTGGCCGTAAACGGCAGGTCTATCTCGATCGTCTGGCCGCGAAGCGCTGGTCCGAAACCTGGCCGGACCTGCGCATCGTGCTGGGCTGAGTGCTGCGACGCTTGGCGTTCTAGATGAAGGCCTGTCGCGCGACGCCACGTGGCTGGCGATTGCGTCCCGGCAGCTGCTCGAGGCGCTTGTGCCATTCGGCACGCACGGACGGAACGGCAACCGGCTTCGCTGCCGCGTCGGGCGCAGTCGGAGCGGCCTTGATCGCCGCTGCGGGTGTTCGCGTGCTCGCCGGCTTCACCGCCGCAGCGGGAGCAGCGGTTGCAGCGGTTGCAGCCTTCGCGACCGCGGCGGGCGCAACCGCCACAGTTTTCGCCGCCTTTGCGGCAGCCCGCAGTTCGGCGAGGCTCGGTGTCTTGCGTACAGGCTCGCTTACCGCCTTTTCCACGCTGCGCAGGCACAGCTTGCAGGAAACCTGAGTGGCGTCCGCCGAACTGTTCAGGCTCGATCCCGTGCGCCCACATGCGACATTGCCATTGGAGGCGGAGTAATGAATCACCAACGTTCTGTCTCCTGATTTTGGGGCGCGGGATTCTACACGCTCAGCCGATATAACAGCGTGGATTTATTACCCGCGCTACTCATGCTTCAACGAGCTCGGCATTGATCAGGCAGATCAGTGCCTCGATCAGGTCGCGTTCGGGGAGCTTGTAGCGGTCGCTCTTGAACTCGGCGGTGAGGGTTTCGCAAAGGTGCGGACGCTGACGTTCTTGGCCGGGCTGGGTAGCACACTGGCCTGCTTTTCTGCAGTTGGCATAAAGCGCTCCTCATTTTTCGGGCGCAAGGGAGCCCGAAAAGCCATAAATGACTGGCTTCGATAGAAAAAAGATTGGGACAGCCCTCTAGACGGCAGTGGCTCGATTAGAGGACGAGGCGGGCGTCAGGCTTCGAGCGTGAGGAAGTGTTCCACGTCCCTGCGCAACCACAAAAGGCGCCGCCCAAAGTGGCGTGGTTGCGGAAAACCGGGGTTTTGTCGCATACGCCAGAGGGTCGTGCTGCTGCAGCGCAGCAGCTGACAGAGCTCGGCGCTAGTCAGGAAGATTTCGTGTGGCATGGCAGGTGCTCCTCGTGATGTGTAGAAACACTGTGCCGTTCTGTGAAAGCTTTTTGGGCTGGAATTCGACCACATTGTTGTAGGTTTAGGATTTCGCCACGATAGCTCAGAGAAGCGCCTCAATTTGTCGAACGAGGGATAGCGTCGGGGGATGTGTTGAGCAAAGTGTTGAGCAGAAACGAAAAAGGCCCACCTTGCGGTGAGCCTAAGTCGTTGATTTCTATGGTGCCGGCACCAGGAGTCGAACCCGGGACCTACTGATTACAAGAAAACCCTTTTCGGGTTGCTGGTCAGGCACTTAGGTGCGGGCTTGTTACGTAAGCGCAGCGCTAGCGGCCGGATTCCTTGCGGAGCCCGGCGCGCTTGTTACGCAGGTTTCGGTGGGATCAGAGAGCGGAGGGGGAGACCTTCGGAACGCTCAGGTCGTAGATGTCGAGCATGGACTCGTCGCGGTGGCCGCTGGCTTCCTGCTTGTCCGCCCGGGTACCAGGGGTGTCGGTGATGCCGCGGCGCTTGAGGTCGTGCAGGCCGAAGCGCTGCTCCGCCGTGATGACGCCGGCCGCGATCGCGTTACGCATGAAGCGGTTCCAGGCGGTGTCCAGGCCGGACTTGCCCAGCGGCCCGCCGTGGTCGGCGGTGATGATGAAGCGCTTCTCCGGGAGCACTGGCACCGCTGTGCCCCGGGCTTTCCACACCTGGGCGCGTCGCGCCTTCGCGGCATCCCAGGCGGCGCGCAGCCGCGGCGTCCAGGTGACCACGTTGTCGCGGCTGCCCTTGCGCCGGTTGGTGAGGATGCCTTCGGGCAGCTCGTTGGCGTCGGTCAGCGTAACGACCTCGATGCCGCGCAGCCGGCACAGGTAGGCCAGCTCCATGACGTAGCTCAGGTGCGGCGGTACCGCATCCTTCTGCCCGCGTTTCAGTTGGCCCAGCTCACGGGCGCGGTCGATCAGCCGTTGCATCACGTCGAGCGACGGCAGGCGGCGCTGCTTGCGCTCGACCGGCGCCTCGATGCCCATGGCCGGGTTGGTTTCCAGGTAGCCGCGGTTGCGGCCCCACTGCATCACCAGGCGCAGGTACCGCAGCGCGTGTGCTTCCTTGCTCGCCTCATAGGATATCGACGCCGTACTGCTCCTGTTTGCCGGCTTTCAGCCCGCCGGCCTGGTTGATCAGATCCACCGTGGTCCACGGCCCGGTGCGGCCGCGGAACAGGCGGATGCCCTGCTCGTGCAGGGCCCGCTCCACGTCGGCCCGGCGGGCGTAGCCGGTGATGCGCTTGAGGTCGTCGAAGGTCAACACGCTGGAGGCTTCGCTCATGAGCGGGCCTCCAGTTTACTGCTGCTGGCCGGTGGCCATCGCCGAGAATTGCGGCTCAAGCCTTCTCGCCTCGGTCCGCTAGCCATGCCGCCCTCCCAGCCACTCGCTACGGCAAGCCCACTGCCGGCGCATCTCCTCGATCAGCTTTGCGGCGCCGGCGGCGCCTCGATGTTTGGCGATCAGCGCGGTGAGGTCGGTGATGCGCTCTGCCGTCGTGTAGCCCTTGCGAAGCCAGGTTCTGGCCTCGCATTCCAGCCTGAGCTGGCTGCTGTCTTGCTCAGGCATTTGCCACCTCCTCCAGCGGCAGCCCCCTTGAGTGCAGCGCGTTCATGCTCCAGGGTGCCAGGCGAAACTTGCCGCCGTGGTAGCGGATGACGGGCGCCGTGATGGTCATGCCGTCACCTCCTTCGACTGCGCTTCCCCAGGATGCACGAACAACTCCACTCCATCGCGCAGCAGATCCCGCTGGGTCTCGCGCAGCAGCGCCGGATCAAGGCCCAGCTTGCGGGCCATGGCTTCTGCAGCCCAGCGGGCGCCCATGGTGTTGCTGGCGGTGCGCTTGTCGCCGCGCACGGTGGCCACGTAGTTGCCGGTGGTGAAACGGGTGCGGATTTCAACGGGCATACAGGCGCGAGCGGTAGGTGAAGTGGAATTCCTTGCGCTCGTCCCATTCGTACATCAGCAGGCCCTTTTCCTCGGCCGACTCGGCCAGCAGCAGGGCGCCCTGGTGGCGGGCCTCGGCCATGTCCAGCTCGATGCGCTTGGCGCGCTCTTCGTCGCCGTCGATGAAAGCCCAGCGCTGGTGCAGGTCGTTCCAGTCGACCTTCTTGGCGCCGCGCTGCGGGATGACAGCCGCCTCGCACTTGAAGCCCAGGGCGCGGGCCTCCTTCGCCCAGCGGCGCATGTTGGCCTTGGCCACCGGCTCGTTATCCAGCGCCCAAACCAGCCGCGGCAGGCGCTTGTCCGCCTCATGGCAGGCGTTCTTGAGCGCCTTGAGCGATTGCTCGGGCAGCGGCGCGCTGCTCATCATCGAGACGGCAGGGACGTCGTGGTGCAGCAGGGCGATCGCGTCGAAGATGCCCTCGACGATGTACAGCTCCTCGACCTCGACCAGGTTGAGCGACGGCGGGCACCACCAGACGCCCTTGTAGCTTTCGCCCGGCTTGAAGCGGGCCTTCTGCTTGCCGAAGCGCTCCGGCCGGTCGATCAGCCGTTCCCAGTAGCCGCCCTTTTCCAGCGGGAAGCGCACCGTCGCGCTGCCGGCGTTGATGTCGCGGCTCCAGTAGTTCTCCTGGCTGTACCAGCCGGCGATCAGCTCCAGGCGAAAGCCGCGGGCGAACTGCAGGTAGGCGCTGGCTGTGGCCATCGGGTCCTGGGCGGTGGCCGGGGCAGTCTTGCTCCAGTCGTTGAACAGGTCGTCATACAGCTCTTTGACGTGGACGCGGTGACCACATTTTTCCGGACGGCCGCAGATCAGCATCCAGGGCGAGTCGTGGAAGGTGTAGAGGGTCTTCTTGCCGCAGTTGTGCGCCGGGCATTTGCCCTTGCGCATGTAGTTGGTGCCGGCCATGTGCTGGAGGCCGAAGTCGCGCTCGATGCGGCGCAGCACCTCGGCCCGTAGGGTTTCTTTCATCTGCATGGTGTGGCTGGCCTTACTGGTTGGCGCCCAGGGCGGCTTTCAGCGCCCCGATGGTGCGTTTGTGGCCGGCGAGGGCCGGGTAGTCATCGAGGATGCGGCGGCTGCGCAGGAACTCCGGCACGGTGCGGTAGCGATCGTCGTACCAGTGCTCGGTCAGGCCACGGCGCAGCTCGCAGCGCAGGCTGCTGAGCAGGGCCTCGGCTACGGGCTTGGGCATGTCCAGCTGGATGGCAATGGCTTGTTGCATGGCGGCAACCTCGAATTTCGGGTGCAACTTCCCCAAACCCGCTGGCAGGCGGGTCTGGGTAACGGTGTTTCAGGGGGTAGTGGTCAGTGCGCGGCTGCTGCAGCCGGCAGTGCCGCGGGTGGCTGCAAACGCAGCGGTAGATAGCGAGTGGGGATGAAGGCCCGCTCCCCGGTACGCACAAGCACCAGGCACAGCCGGGTTTCATCACCGAGGCCGCGATCGATACCCACGCGGGAGGAGATTTCGGTCATTGCCAGATGGACCAGCCGCGGCGCCATGAACGCAGGCACGTCCAGGCCTTGAACCAAATAGCGGCACGCGCGGTCATAGAGGCGCTCATCGTCGGCAAGGTGCTCATCCTGATGGCGCAGGAGGTAGGCCTTGGCGGCGGCCTGCATGCTGCTGCGGTAATCCTTGGCAGAGGTGTCGTGGCTCATGCGTGTGCTTCCTTGAGTGGCTGATCGAACAGATCGGGTTGATCGGATGCAGGCCGGCTGTCACGCAACGCCTGCATTTTCGCCACGGATGGCGCAATCGGCAGCACCACCCTCGGCTTGTCCATGCCCGAGGTATTGATCTGGTAGTCCCAGCTCATCGAGCCCGTGAGCACCAAGCCGCAGGCCAGATTCATGCACTGGCCGTAGATGGTGCGGAATGTCGGTGTTTGCCCCTCGGAGTTGCGAATGCGCATCCGCTCTCCGCATGCCGGGCATACCAGCTTGTAAACGCTCAAATCCCTTCCCCCCCGGCCGTGGCAGCGGCCGTACAGCACTTATTTTTTGTCGTTGCAGGTATGCAGAACGATGACTGCCGCTATCTCCGCGTGGCGGGCAGAGACGTAGCGGCGGTGGGCATCGAGGATGGCGTTGGCTTCGCCTTCGTCGATCGCTCCGTCCTCCAGGGCCTTGGCGATGATCAGGTCCACCCGGCCGCGGCGCTTCGCGGTATCCACGGCGCGGTGGTAGAGCTCCATGTTGTCCAGCTCCTCGGCGGCTGGCAGCGGGACGAACACACCGCCGTACTGGGCGGCGATGTACTCGGGCAGGTAGGCCGTGCCGATCTGCTGCTCGAGCAGCAGGATCTGCTCGTCGGTCAGCGGGCGGTGGCCGGCGCTCTCGTAGGCGTGGTTGTCGAACTTCTTGATTTCCAGGCCCAGGCGGGCCGCGGCGCAGTCACGGCCGCCGGGGTAAGCGGCGATGATGGCGCTGACCACCTTGCGCCGGCTGTCGAGGATCGCGTGCTTCATCTTCTCGTTTCTCGCCTTGGGGTTTGCCATTACTTTGGAATCACTGCGAAGTCAGTCTTGCGGCGCCCATAACGCGGCGCTTCGCCGGCTACTACGCCTTCCTTGATGCCGAGCAGTACGGCGGCGCGGTGGGCTTCACCGCGCAGGCACTTCTTCTGCCCGTTGAGCACGGCGTAAACCGTGGACGGGCTGATGTCGTTCTGTTCGGCCCATTCCTTGGCGGTCAGGCCGAGCTTGCTGAGGCGTTCACGCGCAGCGTTGCGCGCTTGCTCGCTGGGGTATCCGTTCGGCATAGTTCAAATTCGTGTGATTTCGTGTGATGTGATGGTGATGATGGTCCCAGATATAGGGATTGTCAACGCCTGAGGTCCAACTTTTATGACCATAGGCGAACGCCTTAAGGAAGAGCGCAACCGCGTTGGGGCAAACCAAACGGTTTTTGCGGAGCAATGTGGTGTCACTAAGAACACCCAGCTCGCTTACGAGAAAGGCGAGCGCAGCCCAGACGCGAACTATCTGGCTGCAGCAGCTGCTGCTGGCGTCGATGTGCAGTACGTGGTGACGGGAGAGCGCAGGCCGCAGCCTGCGGGCAGCATCAGTGCCGAAGAGGCGGATCTGCTCGATCGCTTTCGCCAGTTGCCGGCAGAAGACCGGGCAGGTCTCGACAAGATCATCACCGCCATGTCGGCGATGGCGGGCAATTACCACGTCGGTAAGCGCTAG